ACACCAATATCATCAAATATGTATTCATCGGGACGCCTATCCCTAAAAGTATTCCAGGCGGTTCTAAGAGGAGAATAAAGCGGTACCTTATTCCAGTCTATTTTAGTCGCCACATACAACCTCCTTTTATTCAAAGGCCTCTTTATAGGCTTTATAAGCAATGTAAGCATCCATTAAGGCTGCCACATTATCTATCTTAGCTTCATGTCGCTTCTTTAAAAGTTTTCTATTACCATTAGTATCCTCTAAGGTAATTGCGTTACCCATAGCAAAGGACATCAATTGTTCGTCAAATATGAGCATTTTCTCTTCCGATAATATTTTTAGTTCTCCTAAAGGAACTGATTCAGACTTAACGCCTTGAATAACCTTCTCTATAGCATACTCTCCGTTTTCTTTCTCCCAACGCTCAACAAACTCTCTAGCGTTATACGGATCATATCCGAAAGCCCTGACATCATACTTGTATTTCAAAATATGCTCGTCAAGATCTTCATAAACCTCCATCATGTCCAGAACAGTCCCCTCTAAAACAACCAAGCTACCTTCGTCTAAAAATTCTTCATATTTTGTCCTTAATGCTCCTGGCAACTTCATAAGACTTAACGATGTTATGTAAGATCTGGTTTTTATACCAAAACTAAGATCCGGCAAAGGAAATAAGAATGTGAACGCGCAAAAATCATCACCTTGCGAAAGATCAGCACCAAGAGCACACGGAAGCGACCAATAATCTCGTCTCCCATGAGGTATAGTTTCCTCGTAAGTAAAGAAATATGTATACCCTTCCATAGGAATACCAAATCGTTTGGCCAAAATATCATTTCTGGTTGCTGGGGCCGCCTCGGCTCTCTCAACATCCAGTTGATAAGTTTCGTATGTAACGGTCAACCCCAAATTAGGATTAGCCTTTACCCACAAATCAGGCTCGTTCACTTCCTCAACATCGTCCAATCTATAATACCATATAGATACATGTGGATTAATGTACTCACCTTTCAAGATGTTCATAAGTTCCATCTTAATAGTGTCACCACTACTATTGCGTATTGTACCTTCAGAACTCATAGCAACGATTAGATAATCGTCAAGTTTCGAGGCTCCTTGCTCTATGGCCCCAACAACGTCTTCCCTTATATCACCGGATAACCACTCATCAACCGTTGAAATTTTTGTCCTAAGGCCTTGTAATTTATTGATCGACATAGGCCTTACTTCCAACAACGAACCTGTCAAGAAGTTTTCTATACCTTTCTTAGTTGATGCTAACTTAACTCGTTTTGCCCTTGAACCAGTAGTATTTTGTAACGAGCCTTCCGTTAGAAATTTAAATAATGGGCCTCGCGATCTTGTAATAGCAGTTCGTATCGGACTAAGAATCTCTTCCGCCTGCTTCATTGTTGGCGCTGTCGTTATCTGATGCGTTGTGCTAGTATCCACATTCAAGAAAAAGTTCTGAATACATGAGCCATACATAGATTTGGCAGCCCCTCTGGCAACTATCAAATACTGCTTATTAATCAGGCGCTTTTTAATTTTCTTCCGAATATAACGTCCACCATGACCATTCTTATAAGGCTGATAAACACTTCTATCAACAAAGTAATACCAACCAAATATAGACTCAGCCCACAGTTTAAAGGATTCTAATAAATTGAGATCTCCGCCATCCGTCAGAGTAAGTTCACTTTCACAAAACTTAATAAAACCATTTATAGCATCAGCATCATAATATATCTCTCGATTAGCTATAAGAGAATCTATTCGATTCATCTCCATGGATATCTCTTTACATATCGGGATCTCTCCTCTTAGAACTCTATCTCTAAACTCCCCATAATATCGTGGTGTTGCGGTGTTTGAAAGGGCCATAAAAACTCAATTATTAAGTACCTTCTTAGCCAGGTAAGAGGGACCCTTAGTAGCTCCCTTAATTAGAAGTGTGGTAGCTACAGCAGACGCTGCTCCAACTAGAACCTGGGCAACAAATCGTTTCCCTTTAGAAATCACTCTATTATCTAAGTTTCTAGCTTTCCGTTCAAGCTGCATCCGACTATTCAATTTCTTAAGATCATCATCACTAAGATCTTTCAATGGTTTTTTCAATAATTTTCGAGATCTACGATAATCTTTGCTTCCTCTAGAACCACTCTTCTTACGTACTCCCCACCGCATACCTCTAACACCGTAGTGCTTTACAACAAAATCATTAGTCATAAGTATGCCTCCTTAAAGGGGTTGATTCTCGACAACTTTACCCATAGACCAGGCAAGACCTCGGTAAAAAGCTCCAACCTTAGTGGGATTATAAGTAAGCGTCTGAACATATCGTTTAGCAATACTTCCAACGACCTTACCTACCCATATCGTAGCGGAACCATAAATATAAAGTCTAAGAGAATTAGCTATTTGATAGCCGCCTTTTTTTCCTTTTTTACTTTGTTGTCTCCTGATTCCGTAAAATTTTGCTACTTTATCAAGTCGTTCCCTATTTTTTCTTGTCCGTGCAGCTTTCTGTCCTGAAGTTCGTTTCTTACGCACGCCCCAACGCATGCCTTTAACACCAAAATGAGAAAAGTCGTCGGAATTTACTACATACGGCATAATATACCTCCTATTCTCCAGTCACTCTGACTGGTAATATAGCGGTCTTTGCCACTACCTTTGGTGGGTTAGACGTTTCACACGTACATGTAATTTCATAGTCTTCTTCATCTATTCCACTAGCTAAATATACAAGAACCGCCGTGTTGCTATTTATAAACTCAACACCGGATATTACTATACCACCAGTAGCTTCTACCAACGGAGTTCCAGAAAGCGTTTCGGCTGGCTCTAACCAATCTTCCAAACCATTATTATTCTGCTCAGCAGCAAAATCGAAAATATAATCCAGTTTAGAACCAGGATGCTTTGGTGAAAATTGATAGAGTTTAGGCATGATCGGCCTAACTTCCAGCAAGAGCCAAAGTGTAATCAAACTCAATGCTGTCCCCGATACCAACATTGACTTCTGCGAATACGGTACGATCCATTAGAGTACCGCCAGTCAGCTGACTGAACAAACCATGCTCCGTTATCGCCAATGCTGACGAATATGTGATAGTACCAACACTAACATACTCATCGGCGGCATCCTCGGCTTGAGTTCCTGTTGAACGCGCTTCGCCATCCGCGGTTTCAATATCAGTATCACCAGCGTTCTCAGCTGTGGTACCAATACCAGAATCATGAAACTTGAAATCACCTACTTCAGATGATTCCGTCTGAAACTGATCTACAAGAAACTGATTGAATGCATCAGTAACAAGCCGGTAACCAACAACCCCATAATTGACAACTGTACCATCAACCTTAATATGACGGAGTTTAAGTTTACCGTATCCAACCATCAGTCCGCATGCACGCGCGACAGGAGCGATAAACATCACTGCAAACCAGGTGATTAGAAACTGAATACGCAATACATTCTTCAAGCGCCACAGAATACCAGGACCTGGAGCAGGGATCTTTTTAACCTTCAACGTACCAGCCAAACCTACATGTCCTACTTTTTTCATCTTGTTCTCCTTAATCTTTTTCAACTGGATGGATTCTATCGTCTTTAGCTATAGGATAGATTCGATCATCCCTTTCAATTGGATAGATTCTTGACGGCGGTGTGTCCGGAATATAACCAGTTACGATACGGATAAGGTTACCAACAAAAGTTAATGCACCAGAAACAGATTTACGAATTCTCTTCGTTATTGCTCCAGAGAATATAAGATCTCCCGATACATTCTTTGTTACCTTTTTGGTTACTTCACCGGAAAATGTTAAAACACCACCAACAACTACCTTAATAACACCAACAATTTTTGTGGTTATCAAGTTACCTGAAAATACAACATTGCCTACAACTATCTTTCGAGTTTTACGAATCAGTGTTCCCGTTGATGTTAATAATCCGGCTAATTGAACTCTTATCGTACGTAAAAGAGTGCCGGAGAATACCAAATTTCCACCAACACCTTTCGAAATATTCCTTTTAAGATCTCCAGATAATGTAAGTACGCCTCCCACGGATACCTTTATAATGCCTATAAGTGTCGTTATAAGGTTTCCTGAAAATGTAAGTACGCCATCCAGCTTGATCTTAACATTACGTAACAAATTACCTGAGAAGGTTAATCTACCATTCGCAGTCTTCGAAATTTTCTTCTGAATATCACCGGATAAGCCTAACCCACCGCTAAGATTTCTTACTGTTTTTCTT